ATGAAACCCATTACGAAGTACACAAAATGGCTCGACACATTTCGTGCCGGAGATGTTGATTGGGGAACTATTTCTCCCGAAAAATATCATTGTTTAAGGAATATTATTTCACGCTATAATCACTGCCAGGGAACGTTGAAGGGTATATTTCTTCATCACACTTGGAAATATGCAGAAGAAATAGTTGTTGTCGTATGTGAAACTATCTCTGATTACAAAACTCACTGCGAAAATGGAGAAAAAGACGAATGGCGTAAGAAAATCCCGCCAACTCTCGATTGACGACGTCAAGAAACAGATGGTCGTCGACTGTTTAGAACGAGTTATGTCTGTCAATGACTTTGCCAAATTCGTTTCTAAATCACCTGAAGCCATAAGAAAACGTATTCAACGTGGCTTGATTCCAGCTCACAAAGAAGGTCGCAATTGGTATATACTGAAAAGCGAGTATGTGAGTTCGCTTAGAAAGAAGTGATTTGAACTCTCTATCTAATCAACTTATATTACCCTGCCGTGTCGCTGAGACAGCGAGTGGGCAGGTTTTTTAGTTTACTTACAAATCTGATAAGAATGATACCAGACGATATAAAAGACCGCATATTGGAGGTTACGGATTTAGTGGCACTCGTCAGCCAGACGGTGCAGCTGAAGAAAAGTGGGCCTCGCTATGTAGGTTGTTGCCCGTTCCATGCGGAAAAGACGCCCTCATTCTATGTGTTTCCGCAAACAGGCACATTCAAATGCTTTGGCTGCGGTGAAGGAGGTGATGCCATTGCGTTTCTGATGAAACGTGATGGACTTTCTTATGTGGAAGCAGTCAAGCAGTTGGGCAAACTGTGTGGCATAGAAGTGGCGGAGCAAGAGGAAGATCCTGAAGCTAAGCAGAAACGCATGCACAAGGAGGCACTATTGGTGGCGAACGAACAGGTGGCGAAGTTCTATGTGGAGCAGTTTGCGCTATCTAAAGAAGCGCAAAGCTATGCTTTTGGACGTTGGGGCGAGGAGTATTGCACGCTCAAAGGCATTGGCTATGCTCCGAAGTCGGGCAAAGCTCTCGCAAGCTTGAATGTCAAGCGTGAGTTTTTGAGCGAGTTGGGATTGGTGAACAAAGGCGGCTATGACCAGTACCAAGACCGCGTGGTGATACCTATCCATGACCGCTATGGGCATGTGATAGGCTTCACCGCTCGATGCTTGGGTGACGAGCAACCCAAGTATAAGAATAGCGCGGACTCTATTTTGTTTCATAAGTCAAGAGTGCTGTTTGGCATGGAGGACGCTTGGCGACAAGCTGCCAAGACGGATAAGATGTTCCTCGTTGAAGGCGCACCCGATTGCATGCGGTTGCAAAGCATCGGGGTGCTAAACACGGTGGCTGCACTGGGTTCTGCCTGGAATAAGGACCACTTTGCACTGATCAAGAAGAGCGCAAGCAAAGTATGTTTCTTGCCCGATGATGATCCGCCTAAAAGGGGCGAACATTTCGGGCATGGGGTGCAAGTGGTGTTTGAGGCAGGCAAACTCGCAATGGAGTGCGGTTTGTCGGTTTCTATCAAGGAAATACCCGACATAGAGAATGCGCACAAGCAGGATCCCGACACGTTCTATCAGAATATGAACGTGTTTAACTCTGTGGAGGAAGTGGATTTTATTTTGTGGCGAGCACAAAAAGCTTTCAAGTTTGCGCAGACCACGGAAGAACAGCGTGTGGTGGTACGCGAAATTGCGTATTTGCTGACATTGATTGACGACCCGACAGGCGTATCAATGTACGTTGATAAGTTGTCTGCCATTTCGGGTAAGAAAACGCTTTGGCGAGAGGCTATCAATGCGGAGAAGAAACGCATCGAGGAGGAAGAGAAACGAGAACGAGGGGAGGCGGTGGACGACCTTTATAAACGTTTTGGCTTTTATGTGGAGAACGGCAAGTATTTCTCTATCACGGAGAAAGGGAATGTCTATGAGTGGTCGAACTTTACGATGGAACCGCTTTTTCATATCAAGGATAATCTCAATCCGAAACGTTTGTACATGCTGACAAACGAGCTACACATGAAGGTGTTGATTGAACTCAACCAAGAGGACTTGGTGAGCATTTCTAAGTTTAAGCAGAAGATTGAAGGACAAGGCAACTTTATTTGGAAAGCTACGGAACGTGAGCTTACCAAACTCAAATCGTTTCTCTATGAGAAAACGGAAACGGCTTCGCAAATCAAGCAGATGGGCTGGCAACGTGAGGGCTTTTATGCTTTTGGCAATGGGGTGTTCTTCAAGAATAAGTTTTACACAGCTGATGATTATGGCATTGTAAGATTGCCCGATTTGGGCAATTACTACTTGCCTTCTTCATCGAAGATATACAAAGATGATGCCCGGCTTTTCACGTTTGAAAAGCAGTTTGTGCATCTCAACTACTCTTCTGTTACGCTGGAAGAGTTTACCACACAACTTTTCAAGGTGTTTGGCGATAATGGGCGGATAGGCTTTGCTTTCTATCTCGCCACACTCTTTCGTGATGTGGTCACAAATGCTTCGGCTGAGCATTGGTTCCCGATACTCAATCTCTTTGGCCCGAAAGGTAGTGGTAAGTCGGAGTTGGGACATACGCTTTTATCGTTATTCACGATAGCGTATAAAGCTCCTAATATCCAAAACTCTACGATCTCTGCCCTCAATGATACGGTAGCAGCTTCGGCAAATGCCTTAGCGCACATTGATGAGTATAAGAACGACCTCGATCCCAAGGTGATTGAGTTCTTGAAAGGTCTGTGGGACGGCACGGGACGTAGCCGTATGAACATGGATTTGGACAAGAAGAAGGAGGTGACAGCCGTTGATGCTGGCATCATCTTGTCAGGACAAGAAATGCCCACTGCGGATATTGCGCTCTTCTCGCGATTGATTTTCTTGCAGTTTTCGCGCAGTGAGTTTTCACATGAGGAAAAGCATAACTACATGGAACTGATGAAGATGCGTTCCAGAGGGCTGACGCATCTCACTATCGAATTGCTCAAATACCGCAAGCGGTTTGAGCAAAACTATGCTTCCGTGTTTCGCGAGGTGCAGAAAGCTGTTAATGCGGAACTCAGCGGACAACGTTGTGAGGATCGTATCGTGAACAACTGGTGCGTGCCTTTGGCAGCACTTAAAGTATTGCAAGATGTGGTGCCCACCTTGCCATACGATATGCTTTTCCAAATCATCATCGAAGGCATTCGCAAACAAAGTGCGGAGTGTAAGACGAATGGCGAACTGGGCAGCTTTTGGAACACCGTGCAATATCTGGCGAGTGAAGGCATACTGATAGACACGGGCGACTATACCATTAAGTATCTCACTTCGCTAAAAACAGATGCAGTGGATTGCAGTTGGGGAGTAGAGAAACCTATCCTGTATATGCAGACCACGCGCGTTTTTAACCTGTACCGCAAGGAAGGTCGGCAGGCGGCTGAAAAGGTGCTGCCCATAGATGCACTGAAATACTACCTCGCCAACAATGCGGCTTACCTCGGAAAGAAGAATGTGCGTTTGTATGTATTCAAAAATGGGTATCAACAACTTGATTCGCTACGCAAGGACAAATATGGCAATCCTGTGAAACTTACCAAAATCTATCTTTGCCTGACTTTCGACTACAAGAAACTCGTTGATCAGTTCGGCATTAACTTGGTCATTGGCAATGGGACTGTGGAAGGTGCGGACGAGTAACAGATAAATCTTTTGCATTGCATTTGAAGCATTGGAGGGACATTCACCCCGCTCCAGTGCTTTTTGTTTTTCTTTAGCGGTACATAGCCCCGCAGAAGGCATAGTCCGACATGAACGTCCCTTGCATGGAATAATCGAGGTAAAGCTCACCCATCATCTTGCCCAAATCGTAGCACGGGAGAAGGTATCGGCAAATATTCCTCCATGTCGAACTTTCCAATATCCGTGATTTTGGGCGAAAAATGCCAATAACATCCATAACATCAATAACACCTCTCATTATCAGTCACTTTGCTGTATATTCTTGTTATAACTCATGATAACTTCCAATAACATCATCTATTTACCATTCTTTGGGGAAGCCTTGGAAATCAAGGACATTGGTGGCATCTTCCTCGTCATCGCTTCACAGGGCAGTTTATTGAACACTTCATAACTGCCGAACACACCCAGCTCTTTTCAGCCATGCACCATCGGCATTGTAGCACTTCTTGTACGTGCGAGTTATAGGCTGCTTGAACCCAAAGGCATTCAGTCGGTATGGCTATTGTTCTTGGGTGTGCTCTGCCGAACCTACTTCCAACGCTTGGGGCTTTTGTGGTGTTGTGTCCATTTCTTGATTTGAATGTTTACCCGTGACGGCCTACGGGCGGAGAGATTTTTCCTGATGCAAAGGTAATGCGAGCGTGAACGGACAAGTACCGCGTTGCTATGGCTGCACAAAAAATCCGACAACTTTCCTTCTTTTTCCTCGTGCCTCACAAAAAGGAGGTATTTCAGATTTTTTCTTTGCCATTACTTGCTCCTGTGTTCACTTCCTCTCGCATTCTTTTCGCATCGTAAAAAGTCCTCACCCGGAGGACATCACTTAAAGTTTCACATTCAAATTCTATCAAGAAATGGACACTACAAACACCACATCAGCCCTTCAAGCATTGGCAGTAGGCTCAGCAGAGCGCGAAGAAAAATTAAAGCCTTACCTCGTTGAACGTCTTTGGGATCAAGCTGCTATCTATTGTGGCACGTACAAGAAGTACAACAATGGCTCACTCGATGGTGCCTGGCTGGAGCTGGATATGTTCGACAGCTACGAAGAGTTCCTTGAAATATGCGCCCTGTTACACGATGACGAGGAAGATCCCGAGTTCATGTTTCAAGATTTCCAAGGCTTCCCCAGAGAATGGTACGATGAAAGCGGTTTGGCAGAATCATTCGACAACATCATGGAATACAGCAAATTGACCGATGATGAGCGCGAGATATTTGATGCCTATTATGAATGGTCTGGCAATGCAGATTTCGCCCACTATAAAGATCACTACATGGGCAAGTTCGACACAGAGGAAGATTTTGCCGAGTACATCGTCAGTGAGTGCTACGATTTGGACAATATGATGGGCGAGCTTTCTTTTTACTTCGATTACACGCGATATGCAAGGGATTTGTTCATGTCGGACTATGCCTTCTGCGATGGCTACGTGTTCTCTAACTATTAAAACAATAATCACTGGAGCGGGGCGAAAGTCCCGTTCCTTTTGAAACCCTCTTTTGAAACTCTTTGGGGTTGTCTCACGGGGAACCATTAACCAACCAACTAAATAAGTTTAATTACTTAATACATACATAGAAATACTTGATATACATCATCTCCAGTACAACTTAAAAGATGTATATTTGCAGCATTTCAAACACCCTAACTGTTCTCCATGAGTGACTATCTTGTCTACATAAAAATGCCATCGTATTTGCGCCAATGGTTCGTTCACCGTCACAGCGGTTCCGAGCCAGTGGTGCTCAGGCAAGGTAGCATAGAGTCGAAGTTGATAAAGTTGGCACAAAGCCGCCAACCCGACGACTTCTTTCCTCCGCTTCAAAAGGAGGACGAGGTGGCTATTTGCATTCCTTACTCCAAGGCACGCGACCCACGTACCTACAACTATATCTCTCCCACGGGCAAGAAGGCATTGCTTGATAACATCAAGAATGCTTTTGCCGTGGATTGCTGGAACTTCCTGCATGATTTTGGGCATATTGGTCAGCAACAAAAGGAATTGATCTATTTGTATATGGAGCAACGGGGCATCAAGGAGGACGGCACTTGTTGGGACAGCATTGCGAAGGCTTATCAGCGACTTCGCAAGAATTACCTCTCAAACGAGAGTAGAAAAAGAACCCGACAACAGCAAACTGAAAAGTCACAAGCAGAAAGCCAAGAGTTTGTAGAACATAATTGTTAATACCGAAGTTAGACATGAACAGATTGCCGGGTATCAGCCATATTGCATACGTATCGGCTGAAGCTCTCACACCGCACATCACCTTGCAGGCGATAGCGAAGGTGCCAGTGGGCATCTTTGCTCGGCTTTCTTTTATTCCGTTCAACAAGCGCACTGCGCTTTGTGAAACGGAAACGGAATTTGACAACAACAGCACGCTCGAAACGGCTACGCTGACTTTCTATTCTCCCGAAAACTTGCCATCGGGCAATCTTTGCTTTGTGGTGACAAGCGTGAACGGGGAGCAATATCTCATCGGAACAAGGGAGGCGCCTTTTCCTTTTGTTAAAAAGGAACAAACCACGGGGTTGCCTGATGGTGACGCCAACACCGCAAAATACACGGTTTCCTACTCAAATCGGGTGGCACTAGTCCCAATTTTGGGCTAAAAAAGGCGATTTCAATAACATCATAGAACAATAATAACATGATGCGAATTTTGAAATGCTTGATAATCAGTGTATATTCATCTTGTTAATGATGTTATAGATGTTATTGCCAAAATCGGTTCGTATGAGCGCGAAACAAAAATTTCTCTGACGCAACATTTTCATAAATTTATACTTTTGAACGATGGGCAGGTGCAGCCGTGAGGTTCCACCTGTCTTTTTTGCTTTTTATATGTGCATATATCTTTGCCTTATAAATCACACGCGATTATGGCAAAGAACAAATACCAACTTCATTTGAAGGGCTATGTGGGCAGCTGGGACTTTGATGCTGACTACGTGGACTATATTTTGGGCAAGAACCCCGACAAGGAGGTGGCGGTGCTGATTGACAGTCCAGGCGGACAGCTCAACACGGCATTAAGTATCTCTTCTGCTTTCAAGCGGCATGGCAATGTCCATGCGCACTTTGTGGGCATGAACGCGAGTGCTGCCACCATCGCTTCGATGGGTGCCAAGCACATCACCATGGACAAGTCTGCCATGTATCTTGTGCATCAATGTGCGCTTCCATTTTTTGAGTATGGCAATCTCAATGCCACGGGCATGAGCCAGCTCATTGAAAGTCTCGGCAAAGCCAAGACGGATTTGGAAAAGATGGACGCAAATGTGGCTACGATGTATGCCACGCGCTGCAAGAAAGAGCCAAAGGCTTTGCTTGACCTCATGAAGGTGGGCGGCTGGCTTACCGCACAAGAGGCTCTGGATTGGGGCTTTGTAGATGAACTGACAGATTTCGAGGACGAAACGGCTCCTGTACTCACGGCTTCTCTCGCTGCCGATTTTCAGGCGAATGGCATTCCGCTACCGAACGTCCCTAAGAGCAAATCGGAAGAAACGTTCTTCCAAAAGATGGCGCAAGCGCTTGCTGCCGTTTTCAAACCAACACAAGTTAACAATCAACATACCCCGAAACCTATGAACATCATTTTTAAGAACATCTGCAAGTTCCTATCCTGTGAACATCTTGCTTCGGAAGATGGCAAGGTATCGCTTACTGAGGCGCAACTGAGTGATTTGGAAAGTGCGATGCAAGCCAACCACGACATGATAGCGGAGCTATCTATCAAGGTAAAGAACGCAGAGGACGAGAACAAAAAGCTCACAGAGACGAACAAGTCGCTCGATGAAGCAAACAAGACGCTCGAAGCGAAAGTGGCCAACCTCCCTGCTGCATCAACCACCGCCATCGTAGATGACAAGAAGCATGAGGACCACGAACCCACAGCTTACGAACAGTTCATCAATGCTGGCGAAACGGCACGCAAACTCTATGACAGCTTGCCATAGTAACCTCATAACCTTAAAACTCCAAACTAACATTATAACCTCATAACCCCAAAACTTAAAACTCATTCCTATGGCTGGAAAATTCTCTTTCACCCTACAAGAATATAAGGACGCGGCACGCAAGTACCGCTCCGACTTCCTGCGCTTGCCGATAATCGGCTGCGAGGAAACGCTCAAATTCATGACTGGTCGCCCGGGCATTCGCTACAAGGAAAGTGTGGGTACGCTCACCGCTGGGGCGCAGTTCGCTCCTTACAAGCCCTCTCGCAAGACAGATGCCAACTTGAAGTTGGACTACCGCACCTTGGAAACGTTCTTCGGTTCGGTAGTGGCTAACTTTGAACCTAACTCTGCCATCTCAACCTTGCTTGGCACAGGTGCCACCAAGGGAGACGGACAGAAGTCTACTCCCACAGCTCGCGAGGTGTTGGGACTGATTGCCAAGTCGCTCTCTGAAAACTTGAACATGGCGATTTGGAAAGGCACACGCAATGCGGACGGTGATACCACAATGGACCTTTTCGATGGTTTTGACACCATCACGCAAAAGGAAGTCACTGCGGGTACGATTGCTGCGGAACATGGCAATTATCTGAAACTGGACAAGGCGATCACGGAAGCCAACGCGGTTGATGTGGCAAAAAAAATTCTCTTCTCGCTCGATCCGCGTTTGCGCTCACAGGAACTTTTCCTGTATTGCTCGCAGGAGTTCGTAGATATGTACAACGAGGCGTATCTTCTCACGCACTCGGCTATTCCGTACAACACGAAGTACAACCAACCCACGGTGGAGGGTTCTAACGGCAAACTTACTTTCTGCCCGTTGTGGAACAAGTCGGACTCGAAGTTCATGCACGTGTCACCCAAAATCAACATGCTTTATGGCTATGACCAGATGGGCGACATCGAAAGTGTTGATGTGGAACGTTTTGAGCCGTTTGTGCTTTCTTACATTGCCACCATGTTCTTTGGCGTGCAGTTCGAGAGCATTGACAAGCGACGCTTGAAGGTTATTGAGTTGGCTGAACAAGGTTGATAATCAGTGGAGAAAGGTGGGCGCGGTGGTAATTCATCTTGATTGTTACCTCGCGCTTGCCTGCTATCCAAACTAAATATTTTCAGAAAAATGGCAAAGACTTGCACATCACTTCAAAAGTCGCTCGGCTGGTGCCAAGGCACGCCTGAGCTTCCCGGCGTTCGTCGCCGTATCTATTATACTTCCAAGGGTGACATTGCCCAATGGCCCACACTTCCACGTGACGAGAACGGACGGGTAACTGCTGCCACGTACACGGGCAGTTTTACCTTAAAGGCTGATGCCAAATGGAAGTATATCGACATTCTGCCCGAAAAGTCGCAACTCACCTCTGAGGCACAGGGCGAGTTGCCCAGTCAGACGCAGTTGAACAAGCTGACTGCTGTTCACCCTGGCGTGGGCGCAGAGGCAAGTGCCGCTGCTGCTTATCTCAACAACAATGACAATGTGTTCTTGGTGGAGGATATGAAGGGCAAATACCGTGTAGTGGGATCTGAAGCCTGGACTACCAAGACTACAGTGGCACAGGACCTTGGACAGGGTGCCACTGGTACCACAAGCACCACCATTGCGGTAGAAGCCACGGACGAGTGTCCTGCGCCTTTCTACGAGGGTACTATCACAACGGAAGAAGGTGACATCGAAGCTGCTTAGTCTGTTTGTAGTTTTGAGGTTATAAGGTTATAAAGTTTGTTCTTGGGAACAAAAGGTAATCTTATAACCTCATAACCTTAAAACCCAAAACTTAATATGATTGATTTGGGGGAAATCTTAGAAGAGATCAACGTCCCAGACCTTTCGTGTCCGCTTGCTTTGGAAAGCAAGGACAACAAACTTACCCAAGGCAAGGACATTTTTGCCGAGCAAAAACGCCATGCTTGGGATAAGTCGGTCGAAGCGCGTTGCGACTTCTCCCGTAAGGTCCGCATCACACGAAGGGCTGATGTGTTCTTTATCTCGCTTTGGCAAAAATCGCTCTATGGGCGCACATTAACCGATATAAAGGGCGATGACAGTATGGTGGACTTCTTTGCGGAGAATGTGGCTCCGCTCATTGCCGACATTTTGGGCAATGAACTAAAGCATGGTAATTGGTGTATTGTCACCACGCCCAAGCGTAGGCACTTGGTCAAGAACTTTGCCACACGAATAAGTGAAAAGATAGCAGCTTTGCTATCCATTCCCTTTTACGAAGATGTGGCGCATTGCCATAGCAAGAAGCGCATTGGGGCAGTGTTCTCGCTCAACGTGTTGCCACGTGAGCAGAACTGCATCGTGTTCGATGATTTTGTGACAACTGGCTCTACGCTCAAAGCAATGAAAAACCTCTTGCTTGAACATCACAAGAATTGTGTGTTCTTCACGGGCATCAACAATAAGTTGTGATGCTGACTTTATAACCTCATAACCTCCAAACTTAAAACAACACCTCTTATGGACAAAGAATTTACCGATAAACTACAAACATGGCTTTCCCTGCCTCGCGAGGATCGCGATTGGGACGAGGGCGCATTGATGCTCCTGCAACTGACAGGAAACAAAATCATGTATCGCAACCTCAGTGTGAACCCTGAGGGCAAGGCTAACTTCATTGAAGGCAAACTCCAGCAATACTTGGAGTTCCGCTTGGCGGAATTGACGCATGAACAGGTTAAGGAGATGCAGCACGCTGTCGAGGAGATAGTAAAAGAGCATACCGAGTTCAAGAGCGATGACAACGAGGCAAAGAACTTCAAAGCTGGCAAGCGTGCTGACCATGACACGCTACCCGAAGAAATACAAGCTCTCTATGTCGAGAACTTAGACATTGTGCATCGTATGCGTGAACTTCATTTGAAGCTCCGCACGATGAGCACGACGGACTCCACTTGTGCGGACTCCGACCGCTATCCTTTCCTCAAAGAATTTATCAAATTAGATAAAAAGCTGCACGACAATTGGAACGTTTATGACCATTTCGTGACAAAGGCAGAAACGGCAGAAAGTGCAGAAGAGGCAGAAGCGAAACCTAAGGCGAAGAAAAGCAAGAAGGCATGAAACGCTCGGCATCGATCTCTGACTATTTGAAACCATTGGCAGATACGCCCAACCAAGCCTATCTGACCAATGCTTTGCAGGTGGCAGATGTCTTGGAGTGGATATTGCAGCAGGTGGGGAAGTCGAAGGTATGGCAAACTTCGTTCTCTATCTCGGAAGAGTTCTTGCGAAGACTATTCTTTATCGAAAGGGGAGGCAAGGTGTTGGAGTTCAACCTGGTGTTGGATCACAAGGCTACAAACAAGACCTTGAAACTCTGGTCGTTCATCTGCCAAGTGATGAAACGTACCTATCTCGCGGATAACCACTCAAAGATCTTGCTGGTGGAGAGTGAAGCGGGTGACACCATTTCTGTTGTCACCTCGCAGAACTTGACCCGAGGCAACCGCCACGAGTCTACGTTTATCTCTACCGACAAGGCTATCTTCGCAGCCTTGCACGGACAGGTGACGGACTTGATACGAAACCATTCTGTGCCACTGAATGACCTGTTTGCACAGAGGCTCACGCAGAACGGAGCGAATGATTAAACGCTCTCCCGTAACAGATATTTCTATCCCCTATAACAGAAAATACTATTCCTATGGACTACACCGAAGAACAACTTACCCAAATAGAACAATATGCTTCCATCTATCTTAAAATCTCTGATATGGCGGTCATTCTCGGCATATCGGCTACCCAACTTCGCGAGGATATTGCTGACAAGAGCACGGAGGTATCAAGGCGATACCACCGTGGCAAGGCGGCTTCACGTGTGAAACTGCTGCATCAGGAGATGCAGTTGGCTTATGTGGGATCTCCGCTTGCCTTGGAGAATACGCGCAACAATTTGTTGGACATGGAAGATGATGAATAACTATGAGTTTACCGAACATTGTAGAGGCGGCTAAAGCCGACCTCTATACTGCCAAAGAGGAACTTTTGCAGAAATATGCGCAATCGCAGGTGGAGCACTTGCTTCGCTTGCGTGATATGGTTACTTGGTCTATTGCCAATCCCGATGCCAAGGACCGCCAGTTTGTGGACGAGGAGCGAACCCGTTACGGGCTTTCGCTCGTTACTGCGTATGCGGACTTGAAAATCGTGAAAGCCATTCTGCCCAATATGGGCGAGGCTTCACGTGATTTTCATCGCTGGCGCTACAATGAGATGATCCTTGAAACGTACCAGATGGCGAAGAAACGCAAGGACACAAAGACGATGGAGAAGGCGGCTACAAGCTATGCCAAATTTAACCGCATTGATATTGAGGACGAGCAGAGTGTGCCGTACCACATGATTGTGGTGCAACCTTTCTTTCCCACCACCGACCCGCGTGTGGTGGGTATCAATCCTGTGCCGAATATTGATGAGCGCATTCGCAAACTCACACGCGAGCTCTCGGACTCGCACCCTGATACGGAGAATGTGGAATATGAAGAGGCCGATTTGCCGCTCGATGAAATCTTTAAGGAGGAAGATGATGGACAAGGAGAAGAATAGTGTGGATACGTCATTATGGGACGAAGAAAGCAAGGCACACGCCAACCGCGTGTACTTCAACAAACCGCAGCTTTTGACACAATATATCGGTGCCAAAACCACTGTGATTGTGGCTGGACGACGCACGGGCAAGACGGATTCCATTGCTTCGCCCTTTGTGCTGCGCAATATGCAACGTATGCCGGGAAGCACGGGAGGAATTGTTGTGCCGACTTTCAAGCATGGATTGACCAATACGCTTCCTGGTCTCTTTGCTGCTTGGAAACGGTGGGGCTACATCAAAGGTGTGCATTATGTGGTGGGACGCAAACCGCCTCGGTCGTTTGCGAAACCCATCACGGAACCTGCGGATTATGAGCATGTGGTGACTTTCTATAATGGCAGTGTTGCCATTATCATTAGCCAAGACCGCCCTGGCTCGTCTAACTCGCTGACGCTTTCTTGGCTCCTCATTGATGAAGCGAAGTTTATTGATTATGACAAGCTGAAGGATGAAACACTACCTGCCAATGGTGGTATTCGTTCGTACTTCGGGCATCACTCGTTCAACCATTCGATGATGGTTTTGAGTGATATGCCACAGACCACGAAGGGTTCGTGGTTCCTGCACTATGAGCAGAAGATGAATAAGGAGTTGATTGATACCATCAAAGGTACAATCTATAAGATTTGGCAGACCAAACTGCGAATTGCTGATTTGAAAGCGGCACATCAAGCTGTGCCTGCTTACTTGCCGAGCTATCTAAAGTGGCTCGACCAATCTCTGAACAAAATGCGCAGTGTGGCGGTGTATTACAAGGAATACTCTACCCTCGAGAACTTGCAGTTGCTCGGGGAGGAGTATATTCGTCAGATGAAGCGCGACCTTACACCCAAAACGTTTCAGACGTCTATTCTCTGCCAAAAGATTGGCATTTCGCATGATGGCTTCTACTCTTCTATGCAGGAGTGGCATAAGTATGATGCTTCGGATTTTGGTTACTTGGATAGTTTGGGATATGACCGAATCATCGAAGAGGCACAGCAGGAGCGGTATTCCATACGCTCGCTGAGCAATTTCTCGTCATTACATTCTTCCTTGGACTGCCGCACCGATGCGGACCTCGACCCGATGGCTCCGCTTTGTATTGGCATGGACTACAATGCCAATATCAATTGGATTGTGTGCGGTCAGCCTCGTGGCAACCGCCTAAATGTGCTCAAATCTTTCTACGTAAAATTTGAGCGCAAAATCCCTGCGCTCATTGCAGACTTCTGCACATACTATGCGTCTCATGCCAATCACAGTGTCATCTATTACTATGATGCCACCGCTCTTGGCTCTAACTATGCCGTGAACGACCAAGATTTTCATTGGGTAGTTGTGCATGAGTTTGAACGCCACGGCTGGAGTGTGCAAGATGTGTATTTGGGCAACCCCATGCGCCATGATGAAAAGTACTTGCTCATCAATCAAGGTTTTTCAAGCAAGCAACGGCTCATGCCTTATTTCAATCGCCAGAACAATGATGACCTTATTCTTGCGGTGCAATCGGCTGGCGTGGAACGCGGAAGAAATGGCTTTCGCAAAAACAAGTCCACAGAGAAGAATCCCGAATCAGAGGAGGACTTGTTGGAGCATCGTACCGATGGCACTGATGCTTTCGATACGCTGTATATTGGGTGTGAGAAGTTTCCGCAGCATGATTTTTATGGATATTCGGTGGGGGGAGTGAGATAACATTTATAACAACTTCAACAAATCAGTGTATTTGTTTAACTTTGCAAGCAAATAAAAAAATAGAATGGCAAGATACAATAAACCACCTCTCAACTATTCAGAACAAGTAAAACTACTTGAATCACGAGGCTTGATTATAGGAAACAAAAAGAAAGCCGAACGATTGCTGGCTAATATCAGCTACTATCGTTTGAGTGCATATATGTTGCCGTATAAGGTATGCATGAATGGCTTTATACAAGACCTATTCAAAGATGGTACAACTTTGGATATGGTTTATGACTTGTATAAATTTGATAGAAAACTTCGATTGCTACTTTTCGATGCGATTGAACGAATTGAAGTAGCCATACGAACGCAAATAGTGACTCAACTGAGTTTGAAATACGGATCACATTGGCAAGATAATCGTAGCATTTTCAGAGAGCCTCGCCAATGTAGAAGACGCAATGGGACAACATTCACTGATGATGTGTTCAGTGATATTCAAGAACACATTCAAGATAGACTACGCAATGATCGTTCCGAAACATTCATACAGCATTATCGAGAAACTTATTCAGAACCTACTAATCCACCTTCATGGATGAGTGTAGAGATAATGTACTTCAACCAACTATCACGTATTTGTGATGGTTTGAAACGAAGAGCAGATATCGTAGGCATTGCAAAATACTTTTCTTTGCCACCTAAAGAGTTCCAATCATGGCTTCATGCTCTTAATTTTATTCGTAACTTGTGTGCTCACCATGCACGTTTATGGAATCGAGACATGAATATTGTTCCAGAGAAATTGGAGTTTTCAAGGACTCTAACGTGGATAAGCAATCCTGACACGGTTAGGCGCAACAAAGTGTATTATACATTGTGTATGGTCAATTATTTCCTACAGACGGTAACACCACGTTCTATGTTTAGAAAGAGATTGAAGGTTTTGTTGCAGCAATATGCGGCCGTACTTGATTTATCTTCAATGGGATTCCCTGAAGATTGGGAAAACGAAGAAATGTGGAAATAAATGCTCAAAAATATTGCACAGTCAGAAATGAATTCTTATCTTTGCAGTTGTAAAAAGATAGTTCTATAACTAAAAGATAATAGGCCTTTCAGGCTTGCCTTTTAGGCAGCATACTTGAGGGGCGTTCTTTAATAACGTTGCTCATTTATTGAGCAACGTTTTTCATAAGTGCCCACATCGGCAGGTCGCGATGTCTGCACTATAAAAAAGATGACTGGGAATGTAGTGATTATCATTGCATTCCCTTTATTTATATTCAAGCCCTCCCTTTCGGGCAATCCTTTCTTTCAGCCGCCTTGCGCATTGGCTCTCTTGCTGTGCGCATGGCGGCTTTTTCGTGCGCTTGGGTGTGGAGGAGTGGGAGAGGTGGGCTACATGGGTAGGGGATATATGTGGGGCGGTGGCAAGCTCCTTGCTTCGGCAATCTCGTGACGTGGCAGAAGCATTATCGGATATGTTCTTGGTAGCCCCGTGCGCTTTGTCGGAAGGCAGAGCACATAGCCTTGGACTTTTGCAGTATTCGCAGCATTGTCACCGCTCATTGATACGAGCCAGATGTGGGTGGCTTTTGCTCAGATTTTAGCACTGGCAATGAGGATAAGATGGTCGCTTTCTCTCATTTTCTTAGATTTTAAGTGTGTGACGATGTGGATTTGAAGAGGTTGGTTTCGATGAGATGTTCTTTATGCAGTCAGCAGAGATTTTTGGCGATGGTGGCAGCTCCGGCATAGCTTGCCCCGACAAACATATCCGGCATGCCTTCTTCGTTTCTCCATCACCACCTGACAGATGACGTGGGGTCGTCTCCTCTGCTACGATTTCCACACCATTGACGCACTCGGAATGGGCCGTGTGTGTCATATTTATACTATCGTCCATTTTTTACAAGGGGCAGCAAGGTGCTCCCATTATTTTTCCTGTGCAAAGTTGGCATGAAGCGGCTTTGCGGCAAGGGCGCGTTTCTCTTATCACAAAAATTTTTCAGAAAAAGATGTTCGTTCCTCTGCACTTTTTCCAAGCCCGTGAAGGGTGAAATTTTTTTGCGCTATCCCTTGTCCTCCAAGCCTAATGACTTCATGCCCTTAATTGCACGTAAAAATCAAGGGAGCACCCCGATGCCCCTTCTCAAGTAAAAAATCTTCAAAAGTATAAATTATCATGACACACACTGCTGTACATTCCGAGTTCGTTTCAATGGGTTTCAATCGCAAGCGCAGAGTTTCCTTCCCCCACGACATCTATCAGGTGGTGGTTAATGGAGAAGAAGGCGAATATGCCGAATATGAAGTCGAGGCTGACAGCTATGCCGAAGCTACCGCCATGGCTGAAAATCTTGCTGCTGACAGCATGATCAACATCTCTTACATCGAAGTTTACCTCTTTCAATAAATCCACATCGTTCACACACTTAAAATCTTACAAGAAAATGAAAGCTCTCAATCTTATCCTTATCACCAGTGGTAAAATCAGTGAAGCCACAGCCCACATCTGGGTCGTATCAATCAGCGGTGACAATACTTCTCGCGTCTACTGCAAAAGTCCTTACAAGGCTATGCGCTATGCCTTCCTCCTGAAAAAGCGCACGGGGCTGAACATCTCCGATAATTGCCTCTGCCGCGTCAGCCACGAGATTGCACGGAGCAAGGCGCCCGCCACCGCCCCCGAGGGTTCTGCCTCTGCTCCCATGCAGCCCGCCTCTGCCGCTCCTACCACCACACCCAAGCGCACGAGAAATCCTGCCGCCAAGCGCACTACACGCAAGAGAGCCAATGCCACGGCTTGAAGCTGAAAGAAAGGATCGCCCGCTAAAAAATAAAGGCGGTGCGGTCTTTTCCGTAACCCGAGGTTCGTGAGGTTTGTATGAGTCACGCGGTCTTTTCCGTAACCCGAGGCTTGTGCTATATTGCGAGGGTTATCACGTTCCCTGGTTTTTTCTTTCAACGCTTATGAATTTCAACTTTAATTCGCAGACATACGATTTCACTTCGAGCATTCCCGATGTATTCGAGATGTCAGATTTTCAAGGCAGTTCCGTGTATTTGGCTATCTATCTCAACCGCAGTCAGTCGCCTGTTTTTTCCACCACGCTTTATGCCCATGGGGGAAAGGCGAGCATCTATGATTTGCGCAGCATTATTGAAAACTACATGGAGGCAAAGCTGCTGGTGCATGCCACGTGCAGTTTCCGTATGCAGGTGGACCGCAACGATTATACTTTGGGCGAGTTTACTCTGGTTTACTGTAAACTGCAAATGCTAAGGACGAACTGCAAGCTGTTCCTGCAATCGCATTTTCTCACCACGCACGCGGTGCGTTTGGTGCCACATAACCTTCATCTTTTTTTACAATACTTTGTTTTCCCTGATGAAACGGGCCAGTGTGCCACGCAGTATGTTATCCAACGCGATGACAAGGACACGCCCGAAACGCTCACCATATCAGATACTCCCATTGCTGCTAAGCAGTTTGATTTTTGTTTCGAGGAAATCATCGAAGAGGAACTTTTGGGAAACTTGCCCCAAGGGGTAAGTGGCAAACTTTTGTCTGTTACGCTTTTCCGAGGGAAACGTACTTTCACGTTCTTCCTGACCGATGAAGTTCCCACGCTCACGCTCATCTTTCAGAATGAGTTCAATGTGAGTGATACCTTGTATATCACTGCCCAAACCAAGCGCAAGGTTCCCTTTGACCGCAGCTTTGCCGTATGTTGTGGACAATCTTCTGCATATGATGATAACACGGAGGTAGAATACGAGAGCGAGACGTCCTCGCTTTCTTATTCCTTCGCCCGTCATCTTACGCAGGCTTTGCAGTCTCACAAACTCTACTTGATCTCTCCTGAACTCCCTGTGGGCAGCTCCATTCTTATTACTGACATCGAAAGTGAACTTTCTGATGCCACCAATGCGAACAACCATGTGAAGTTCAAGTGGAAGCCGCTTCGCAAGCAGGTACCTTTTACCGTCCCTCGCTTACATAATATCTTCAACCAGGTTTACAACAATACTTTCGACTAATGCCCCACGCTATCCATATCACCACGCTCAAACGTATGCTCCAATCTCCTGAACCCGTAGACATCAAACTATGGACGCGCTCGGGTGAAATCCAATGCTGGCACCGCTGCATCTCGCTTCGCTATGACTTCTACAAAGGCACGCGAAGAATGAAATTGCTGGATAGCAATGAAATCCGGCAGTTGAGAGATGTGTGCGTGTTTGAAATCAATGGAATGGAAGTGTTTATGTGAAATTAAAATTGATAAACTCACCAATTTTTATCTTAACTCACTAAAATATAGACTATATTATTAATCCTTTTCGCTTTCTTATTGTATCTTTGTGGCATATATTATATGAATATGCCAAGAGAACAGGTTAATAGATTAAAAATAGTACTTGCTGAAGAACAGAAAAGCAATAAATGGCTTGCCGAACAATTAGGCAAAGATCAGGCCACAATTTCAAAATGGGTAACGAATTCCAGTCAGCCTGACCTTAAAAATCTGTTGCGCATCGCAAAGACTTTGAATGTGGACGTGGCAAGATTGTTAAATGCAGATGTGCTAAATGAGGATCAACAAGTAAATTTACAGTCTGCAACTTCCGATAATATGGTATTATCTGAAAACAAGGAGGAATAAAATATGACACCAGAAGAGAAAGCAAGAGTGAAAATAGACCGCTGGTTCGCTGATGCTGGTTGGCTGGTTGTTAATCGCGAGGAGTTCGAACCTACGATGACAGCCGTGGCTGTGCGTGAAGGATTGTTGAAAGGCAATCTCGAAGCTGATTATCTTATGTTCATCAACGGTAAAGTATGTGGTGTGCTTGAAGCTAAACGCGAAGAAGTGGATGTTGATTCTGATAAGGTGAGTGATCAAGTGACCACTTATGCTAAAAGTGTACCCAATTGTTATCAAACATGGCAAAAGCCTATCCCCCTTTTATATAAGTCAAACGGTAAAATTGTCTTATTTCAGGATTTTCGAAAATCAAATACGGATTGGGAGGAAATCAACCGTATTCATACACCAAAGGAAATTGTGGCTTTGTTGGGTATAAACGACCCATTTGCAGGACTGCCTACGCTTTACAAAAAAGGATTGCGTGAGTGTCAGTATGAAGCTATTACCGAATTGGAGAAGAGTTTTCGTAGTGGACAAAACCGTGCGCTTATGGTTCTCGCCACGGGTGCAGGGAAAACCTATACGGCTTGTCTTGCTGCCTATCGCATGCTTTCTTATACTCCTATGCGTAGAGTGCTTTTTCTTGTTGATCGCAATAATCTTGGACGACAAGCTGAAAATGAATTTGGTACATTCCGTCTTACAGACAATGGCGAAGCCTTCAACACTATATTTGGGGTGGAACGCTTGAAATCTGCCAAAATTCCGTCTGATAGCAATGTGCTTATTTCTACTATACAACGTTTGTTCTCTTTGTTAAAGGGTGAAGATATTCAAGATAATGATGACGATGATGAAGAAGATGTGACAACAGAAATGGTTCTTCCCGACAATCCCAATTTGCCGCATGATTTCTTCGATATGATTATTATTGACGAGTGTCATCGCAGTATTTACGGTAACTGGCGTAAGGTGCTTGAGTATTTTGATACGGCACGTCTTATTGGTCTTACGGCAACTCCCATTCCTGAAACAATGGCGTTCTTCAATAACAATCGTATTGTGAACTATACGCTTGAAAAGAGTATCGTGGATGGTGTGAACGTGGATAACCGTGTATATCGTATTAAGACGGAAGCAACGGAAAACGGAGGGGCTATTATGAAGGGTGACCGTGTGCGTGTTGAAACTCGCTATACTGGTAAAACGGAAGAGTTAAATACACGCGAGACAAAGAATTACACCAAAACGGAACTTAATCGTTCTATTGTCAATCCTTCTCAAATAAAACTCATCCTTACAACATATCGCGATGCTGTTTACTCGGAAATGTTCAATGACCCTCAACGTGAGCCTAATTTTGAATATCTCCCCAAAACACTCATCTTTGCTCTCAACGAGGCTCATGCCACGAATATTGTGAACATAGCTAAAGAGGTGTTTGGAGAGAAATGCCCTAATGCTGATATGGATAGGTATGTGCAGAAAATTACCTATTCTTCGGGTGACAGCAATGAACTAATTCGCCAATTCCGCAACGATCGTGACTTCCGTATTGCTGTTACTTGCACTTTGGTGGCTACAGGTACGGACGTGAAACCGCTTGAAGTGGTGATGTTTATGCGTGACGTGGAGTCTGAACCGCTTTTCATTCAGATGAAAGGGCGTGGTGTGCGTACCATTGGCGATGAGCAGTTGCGGGCTGTTACTCCTAACGCTATAAGCAAAGATTGTTTCTTCCTTGTGGATGCGGTGGGCGTTACTGAGCATACTATGTCTATTCCTGAGCAAGGTGAAGGACCTGATACAATCACGATAACATTGAAGGAACTGCTGGAGCGTATTGCTCACGGCAACTTGCCTGATATGTACCTCAAACGCCTTGCAGCTACTTTGTCGCGTCTGCACAATAAGGCAGACGGCAGCCAGCGTATGGAGTTCGAACGATTGGCAAGCGATTCCATGGATGCGATTGCACAACGCATCTACGATGCTTTGGCGAATGGCAACTTACCGCCTTATAGCGACATCAATGAACCTAACAATGAGCGTAAGGGACTTGTTTCTCCTATTGCCAATCATGCAGATGTACGTCGCTATATTCTTATTCTTTCGACTGGTTTTGTAAACACACTCATGCCTGGTGAGGATACGCTTATTTCCAAGGGGTTCTCTGTGGAGGAGGCAAAGAACACTACCGAGGCTTTTGAACAGTATTGCCGCGACCATGCTGACGAAATAGAGGCTTTGCGAATCTTATACAATCAGAGTGGCGAGCCTATCACGTTCAGCATGATGAAGGATTTGGAGAATAAGCTGAAAATGGAGAACAATCGTTTCAGTACGAAACAACTTTGGAACTCGTATGCTATTGTTTCTCCTGGTAACGTGCGACGCACAACGAGAAAGGAGGAAAGCGATGCCCTTACTAATATTATTCAATTGGTTCGCTTTGCATTCCGACAGATTGAAAAACTTGACAGCGTTTGCGTTACCGCACGGCAGTATTTCAATCTTTGGTGTGGTCAGTGGCATCGTGAAATCTCTGACAGGCAGAAACAACTCATGAGTCAGATTGTTGATTATGTGGCAAGTAATGGTGCTTGTACTATCAATGATATCCGCGAGGATGATCGAACACAGGCAGCTCAGATGATAGCTGCATTCGGTACTAAGCAGAAGGCGGATGACGCTCTTCTTTCTTTGTTTAATTTTGTGGTTTTAAGAAAAACAGCATAACTTTGAATTATGGCAAACAACATATCAACCGAGCAATCGCTCACTAAAAAAGTATGGAACCTCGCCACTACGCTTGCTGGACAAGGTATTGGCTTTACTGATTATATCACGCAACTCACTTATCTGCTTTTCCTGAAGATGGATGCGGAGAATGTTGAAATGTTTGGAGAAGATTCTGCGATACCTACTGGCTATCAGTGGAATGATCTTATTCAGCTCGACGGACTGGATTTGTTGAAGCAGTATGAAGAAACATTGAAAGTGCTCAGCGAACAAGACAACCTTATTGGTACAATCTACACTAAAGCGCAGAATAAAATTGACAAGCCTGTTTACTTGAAAAAGGTCATCACTATGATTGACGAAGAGCAATGGCTTGTGATGGATGCAGACGTGAAGGGTGCTATCTATGAAAGCATTTTGGAGAAGAACGGACAAGACAAAAAGAGTGGCGCAGGTCAGTACTTTACACCACGTCCTCTTATTAAAGCTATGGTCGACTGCATCCGTCCACAAATTGGCGAGACTGTGTGCGACCCGGCATGTGGCACGGGCGGTTTCCTTCTCACGGCTTATGACTATATGAAGAATCAGTCGGCAGACAAGGCGAAACGTGATTTCCTCCGTAACGAGGCTTTGCATGGCGTTGACAATACTTCGCTTGTGGTTACTCTTGCTTCTATGAACTTGTATCTTCATGGTGTGGGTACTGACCGCAGTCCGATTTCATGCGAGGATTCGTTGGAGCGTGAACCCAAAACATTGGTGGATGTTATTCTTGCCAATCCTCCTTTTGGACAACGTCCTGCTGGTTCTGTGGAACTTAATCGTCCTGATTTCTATGTGGAAACGAAGAACAACCAGCTCAATTTCCTCCAACACATGATGCTGATGTTGAAGGTGGGTGGTCGTGCTTCTGTGGTATTGCCTGATAACGTGCTCTTTGAGGGTGGTGCTGGTGAAACTATCCGTAAACGTTTGCTCGCTGACTTTAATCTGCACACTATTCTACGCTTGCCTACAGGTATTTTCTACGCACAGGGTGTGAAAGCTAATGTGTTGTTCTTCACGAAAGGACAGCCCACTAAAGATGTTTGGTTCTATGATTACCGCACTGACGTGAAACACACGCTTGCTACAAACAAATTGGAACGTCATCACCTTGATGATTTTGTGAAATGCTACAACCCTGAGAATATTAACGATCGTAAGGAGACTTACGATGCAGATACGAACCCTTCTGGACGTTGGCGCAAATACTCCATTGATGAACTTACCGCTCGTGACAAGACTTCGCTTGATATCACTTGGATTAAGCAAGGGGGCGAGGAAGAGCAACATTCTTTGGCGGAACTGATGGCTTCCATAAAGGAACAAAGCCAGAGCATTAGCAAGGCAGTGAGTGAGTTGGAGAAATTGTTGGGTGATATAAAAGAGGATTAATTATTATATTTGTCCAATCAAAACTGGACAATTATAAAAAATATACGATATAATGAATAATGAAATAGACATACATATTGACAAGAAATTTCTTGACGATGTAAAGACCATTATAAATAAGGGGCGGTCTTTGGCTTACGCAGCTGTTGACTCAACGATGATTTCCACATATTGGAAGATTGGCAGACGTATAGTGGAAGAAGAACAAAAAGGAAGTGACCGTGCCGCTTATGGGACGAAACTCTTGGAACGTCTTTCTAAAGAATTGACGTATGAGTATGGGACTGGCTTTAGCAAAAGATACCTTGCATACTTTAGAAAATTCTATTTAACAATTCCTGATATTTCAATTTTGCAAACGCGTTTGCAAAATCTTAGATGGTCGCATATTATTGAAATTCTTAGAGTTGACGATAAAGTTGCCAGAAGATGGTATCTTGAAGTCACTTCGGAACAGGTGTGGAGCATAAAGGCTTTGAAAAGGAACATTTCTACTCAATATTATGAACGCCACTATTCACAGCCACAAATTGCTGAAAACAAAGGAACACAAATTATTACCAAGAACACGGAGATACTAAAGACTCCATTTATGGGTGAGTTCCTAGGATTCAAACTTGAAGACAGTTTTTCCGAGAAAGAATTGGAATCGAGCATTATCTCGCACCTGAAAGATTTTCTGATGGAAATGGGAAGAGGTTTTGCTTTCGTCGCACGGCAGCAACATATACGCACCAATGCGGAAGATTACTTCATTGACCTTGTGTTATACAACGTAATCTTGAAGTGTTATGTGCTTATTGACTTGAAAGTAGGGAAAATAACGCATCAAGATGTCGGGCAGATGGATATGTATGTGAGAATGTATGATGAACTGAAATGTACAGAAGGTGATAATCCCACTATTGGCATTGTTCTATGCTCGGAAACAGACGAGGATATTGCCAGATATTCTATTCTTAAAGGCAATGAGCAGCTTTTTGCAACTAAGTACAAGTTGTATTTACCTACAGAAGAACAGTTGCGAAAGGAAATTGAGCATCAAAAGGATTTATACAACATACAGCATAGCATCAGTGATAACAAACTGTAGGGTGTTTAAGTCGAAACAAAGTCTATGACATCAATAAGTTCAATTTGACAGACACTGTTTGTCAGTTTTTGTAAATACAACTAACAACCTTTGTGCAGTTCCTGACAGCACAAATTGCAAACTATAATTTAGAATGAATACAAAAGCGTTACGCCAAAAGATACTCGACCTTGCGATACATGGAAAACTTGTACCGCAAGACCCGAACGATGAACCTGCCTCGGTGCTGCTCGAACGCATCAAGGCAGAGAAAGAACGCCTTATCATAGAAGGCAAAATCAAACGTACCAAGCGGTCAAAAGCTGCTTGTGATAAGCCCCATTATCCCTTTGAACTGCCAGAGGGGTGGTGCTGGACGACTATAGAAGAAATTGGTGAAGTCGTGACTGGAAGTACACCTTCAAAGGATATAAAAGACTTTTATGGAGGAAATATTCCATTTTTCAAGCCGACAGACTTGGAACAAGGAATTCACACTATTCGCTCTAATGACAGGCTGACTGCATTAGGATTTGAACAATCGAGGAAACTTCCAATTAATTCAGTTCTTGTTACTTGCATTGGAGCGACTATTGGCAAAACTGGACTGACTTCCATTGAAGGTACTTGCAATCAACAGATAAATGCCATAATACCGACAAATGCAATACTACCACATTATCTTTATTATGTCTGCATATCTGATTATATGCAGAATGAAATAAAGGCTAATGCTTCTGCTACTACATTACCAATACTTAACAAAGGTAATTTTTCAAAGATATTTTTACCTTTACCACCCCTACGTGAGCAAAAGCATATCATAAAGAGCATAGTAAATTGGTTATCTATAGTGAATAGCGTTGAGGAAAGCAAAGAAAACTTGCATGAAGTAATTAAACAGACCAAGTCAAAAATCCTCGACCTCGCCATTCACGGCAAACTCGTACCGCAAGACCCTACGGACGAGCCAGCTACCGAACTGCTAAAACGCATCAATCCCAAGGCTGAAATCACTTGTGATAACCCGCAGTATGAGAATTTGCCGAATGGTTGGTGTCGATGCACATTAAAGGATATCGGAATCTTTGAAAGTGGCTATGCCTTTAGCAGTGATGAATACAAGCAAAATGGAGTCCCGCTTGTAAGAATTTCAAATATAACGAACAATGGTAATATTGACTTATCGTCATGTGTGTATATTCAGAATTACAATAATTCTAAATTCATTATACACGAAGGTGACCTGTTAATTGCTATGTCTGGAGCTACAACAGGCAAAATGGGAGTATATAAATATAAGACAGATGCCCTATTGAATCAACGAGTTGGCAACTTAAAATGCACAGAAGCTTGGTTTCAACAATATCGCAACTATTTTATGCTTGCTAAATCCAACTATATTCTAAATATTGCATACGGAGGAGCACAACCAAACATCAGCGCAAAAGCTATTCTAAGCATTGAAATAGATTTGCCACCAATAAACGAACAACACCGCATAGTTGCCAAAATCGAAGAACTTTTTGCCCAACTCAACAACATAGCATCATCGTTATAATTGCCACGATTTAGCCATCGTAAGTCCAATGCTTACGGTGGCTAAAGAGCATAGATACGATTACCAAGTAACTACCCTGTCAACAATCTTTTGTTGTTCGCTTGCTGTGCGTCGCAGATAGATACGTGTGGTTTCGATGCTCTCATGTCCCATGAGGTCGGCAAGTAAGGCGATGTCGTTGAACTTCTCCAAGAAGTTCTTGGCAAAGCGGTGGCGGAACGAGTGTGGATAGACCACATCCCGATTGATGCCGTAGTTTTCGGCAAAGTGCTTTAGCTGAATGGCAATGCCGCGAGTGGAAAGACAGTTGCCTGTGCGGTTCGTAAACAAATAGCCAGATGTCATACCACGTTCTTTCAGCCATTTTGTAGCCTCAGTGCAAAGTTTCTTGGGAATATAGATACGGCGCATTTTGCCGCCTTTACTATATAGGTCAAGAAAGCCTACACTTACATGTTCTGCCTTAATTTGCAACAATTCGCTGACACGTGCGCCAGTGGCTGCCATAAACCATACGATGAAATACCATTGGTCATACCCATCGGATTTCAACTTTGTTTTCAGGAACTTGTAATCGGCATCGCTGATTACATTTTCCAAGAAGTTTTTTTGCTGTGCTTTGACAAACTTCATCTTCAGTTTTTCCTGTTTGCTAAACTCCAGGAACTTGTTTACAGCTTGCAATCGTAGGTTCACTGTTTGCGGTTTGAAGTTTTCCACCAAATATCCCTTGTAAGCCAAGAGATTCTTCTTGTTCACTTCCTTGTAGTGTTCAAGATAATACGTTACCGTCCATACATACGATGTAATCGTATTTTCTGCCAAATTGGTCTTGGCGAGATACGCTTTGAATTGTGTTATCATATTGTTTTTGTTTATTGAACAGGAACAATATAAGATAACGTATCCCGCATTATCGCAATCTGCCTGAAGGATGGGCAGCTGCACCTATGCAAATGCTGTGTTCTTTGATTGATGGTGAGAAGCAAAGTGGCGTTGAAAGAATTAATCTTGATGTAAAGTTTCTGCGTGGCGAGCGTGAAGCAAAAGCTTTGTCAGCAGGCAAATATGTAGCAGCAAACACACTTTTGATATTGGTAGATGGCGAGAACTCAGGAGAAGTATTCCGTACTCCTGTTGAGGGTTATCAGGGCAGCACGTTTAAGCAGTTGGCAATCAATGATAACATGTACACGGACTACGTTTTACAAGTTATCAACCTTCAACGCAAAACATTGCGAGAAAATAAGGTCGGTTCAGCCATTCCACACTTGAACAAAAAGCTATTCAAAGCAATCGATGTGCCGATACCGCCCTATGAAGAACAACAAAGGATTGTAAATGCTATAGATGAAGCATTTACAACCCTTGATGCAATAGTCGAGAACTTATAAATTGCAATTTATAGAATCAAGAATACTGAATGTTTGTTCTAAACATTCAACAATTCGAATTTGCTCTGACAGAGGAGGTAACAATAAGGTTATCTCCTCAAATTGTTTCTTTGTAATGTGCACCATTCCAGAACCATGACTATTCTTATAAAACTCAGAAATCATAGCTTGAAAAGCATAGAACAAGAATGCTTTATCTATAAATGGATACGGCTCTACTTTGAAAATATGCTGATTGAGCCACGCGTTTCCCCCACTCCAAATATATGTACCAATAGATGCAGCCCATGCAAAAAGTAAGTCGCCATCTTTTATCAAGTACTTTTGCTCATGCATGACCGAGCTTCTATTATAAGGAGCATCTGCATCATTTAAGTTTTGAATGCGTATAATAGGCAAACCGATAGACTCCCATTCTTCAGGCTTAAACGCCCGTCCGTTTGTATATTTTGCGACGTTTCCTACTTTTATTACCGCCCATCCCTTAGGCCGATTGCGATAATGCGGGTTATCACAAGTGATTTCAGCATTAGGGTTGATGCGTTTGAGCAGTTCGGTAGCTGGCTCGTCATTGGGGGGTTGGGGTACGAGTTTGCCGTGAATGGCGAGGTCGAGGATTTTGCTTTTTGCTCGCTTAATAGCTATTTGCAATTCAGTTTTTCCATTATCTATGGCATCAATAATATTCAGCCAAGAACCTAACTCATTTACAATACGATGTTGTTCATTTATTGGAGGTATCGGTAAAGCCAATTGTGAAAGCGTAGTACCATTTACGTTAGGCTGTCCAATACCTACAGAATCTTTTTGTATTTGTTCCCAATAGAAGCCAGATTCAAAGAAATACTTTACATACTCAGGAAGAATCTCATTGAATGTTTGTACTCGTATTAAATAAGAAGCATATATTGCTTTATCTTGTAGTCCTTTTACAAGATAAGATTTACCTACAGTTGCACCTGTTCTTGCAAACAGAATATCTCCATCGCTGATTCGGTATGCATTTGCTCTATGTTCATCATAATCAGTATATGGGACAGTGTTCCAATCAACTGCGTTATTTTGAATATCAGTTATTCTGAGCAACTTGTATTCTCCTTTGCTTTTTGCGGATTCACTTACACCATACAAAATGGATTTAGAAATTTCCCCAACCGTCGTCCAGCACCACCCCTCAGGCAACTCAAAGGGATAATGGGGCTTATCACAAGTTTTTCTACAAAATCGTCTTTTCTTCCTCACACTATTGCCCATAGTTTTGCACTAAAAAGTCAAAACTATGGGCGATTTCAATTACTTACACATAACAGGCGTGAACGATCTGCCCGGCTATCGTGCCGCGGCAGCGTTCACCACTAAAAGCAGCGAAGTTTTCAAGGAGGCGGAGGAGATTTCACCGCGCCATGTGAGCGACAAGGTGAGTTATATGCCTTGGGGAGCGGACGATCAGATGCCGTATGACATTATCAATCTGATAGAAAGTGATGAAACATTAAGCACTTGTCAGATGTTCAATGCAGAGGTGTGCTATGGAAGCGGTTTGGTGTACCAGACTGATGAAATGTGCAAACAGAAAGTGGTGAACGAGGTGGAGGAGTTCTTCTTGGATAACGACATGGCGAGCTATTTTCTCGGTGTTTGCCAGGACTTCAAACACTTCGGCTTTGCCGTGAGCGTGATAATTCTCAATGAGCAAGGCAACAAGGTGGTGAGGGTGCTGCGCAAGGAGGCTTGCTATGTGCGCTTTGCGCCAGCAAACAAGGAGGGCGTGATATCACAGGTGTTGTACGCGAATTGGCGCAACTCGGTGCGGGCTGAACAGGTGGAGGTCATTCCACTGCTCAACCCACAAAGTCCTTGGACGGACTTGCAAGCACAGGTGAAGAAGGGCAAACGCAAGTTTGCCGTGGTCAGCCGTGTGCCGACGCCTGACAGCACGTATTATCCCATTCCTTATTATGCCTCGCTCTTCAAGGGCAAGTGGTACAACATCAAGCAACTCATCGGGGTGGCAAAGGAAGCGAAACTGAAAAACTCTGCACCTATCAAGTACCACATTGAGATTGCCAAATCTTTTTGGAGCAATATCTTCAAGGCGGAGGGCATTACCGACCGCGTGAAGCAGCAGGAACGCGTGAACGAGGAAAAGGACAACATCATCAATTTTCTCACGGGCATGGAGAATTCGGGCAAGGTGCTTTTCTCGGAGTTTTATGTGTCTCCCAACGGGGAGGAACAGCATGATGTGGTGATCAACAAAATTGAGACGGACAAGGAGGGTGGCGACTGGGCTACGGACATCATCGAGGCGGTGAACATGATGTGCTTTACCATGCGTGTTCACTCAAACCTTGTGGGTTCTGTGCCGGGCAAATCGCAGACGAATAATTCGGGCAGCGACAAGCGCGAGCTTTATACGATTGCACAGGCTTTGCAAAAGCCGTATCACGACCTTTTGTTTAATGTGCACCGACTGATTATAAGGTTTAACAGGTGGGACGGGGCTTATCCCGACTGTCCGTTTATCCAGCTTACGACACTCGATGAAAATAAGGACGCAAAGCAGGTAAGCACAGAAGAGTAACTTTATAACCTCGTAACTTAAAACCTCAAAACTACAATGTCTCTGTTGATACCCGATAACAATGTGCTTCTGCAATTCGTGCCGAATGTACTGAAGTCTGTGCAAGGCGAGACCTTGCTCTTTGATAAAATTGCTCCGCACTTGGAGGTGGCGGAAGCGTGGCTTACGACCACGTTCCTTTCTGAGGCAGTCCTTACGGAACTGCCCACACGCGATGCCACCAACAAGTTGTTGCATTACGCGCGTATGGCTGTGGTGGCAGAAGCCATGCTTCATGCCGTGCCGCAGCTGGATTTGGTGCTTACGCCCAATGGTTTTGGTGTTGTTTCAAACACCAATATAGCCCCGGCCAGCAAGGAGCGCGTGGAACGCTTGCTCCTGTCGTTGGAGAAAATGCGTGACGACACGCTTTCTATCTTGCTTCCCTTGTTGGCAAATACGGAAGCATGGGTGACAAGCGACCCATGGCAATATTTCATGCAGACGCTTTACCCGTGGTTGGATCTGCCTCAGAAATTCGGCAGCACCGACCACTCTTGGCAGCGTTACCAGGAACTGCATTCTAAACTCATCGCCATCGAGGAACGATTGGCGCATGATTTCTTCTCCTGTGAACTCTTGGCGACTCTGCGCCAAGCAGAGCTATTGGGCAAATGGGGCGAGACCCCATCTGCACCGCACTACAAGCGTGCTTGGAGGCACATCTTCGCAATAGAACTGTATATGTTACGGGAAGAAGGAGAAGTCCCCATACCATCGTGCATAGAGGTCGTGAACTCCCTCCGTAATGCTCCCGATGGCATTTTTGAGGAGTGGAAGCAGTCGGAAACCGCTGCTCTCTTTGAAAATCATGGATACAAGAATGACAAAAAGAAGGGCGGCTATTGGTTCTAATGTTGTATCTTTGCAAGCAAAACATTACAACAATGAGCAAAATATTCTGCCTTGAAACTGAATGGGTTCAGTCGGTTCACGATCTGAAATCAGATTCTTACGTAAAACCTTTGTTGGAATTTCTACTCAATACCGCTCCCCATAGTGGGATTGATAGTTACACTTTTCGCAATGTATGTTGCGAAAAGGATTTTGAGTATTACATCGAACATCTAAGAAACAAGTCTTATTTTGATTACAACATTGTATATCTGTGCTTTCATGGCGACCCTGGGGCCTTTGCCTTTCCTGCGGACAAAAAAGATAAAGACAAGGAGCCTTTCTCTTTGATTGATTTTGCAAATCAATATGAGGGTATTTTCAAGGAACGTCCTGTAAACGTTCATTTCGGCTGCTGTCTTACACTTAATACGAACGAAGATGACATCATGTATTTCAAGAGAAAAACTGGGGCAAATATGGTTACAGGCTACGAAAGATCTGTGCCTTTCGTTGAAAGTTTCATCTTTGAAACTTGGCTCATGAATGCAATGGCCAAACACCCTGACTTCCGTGCTACAAGAATGCAAGAACTTGCAAATAAGGAAATGCCTTTCTATGTAGATAAATTCAAATTCAAGGCTTACTAACTCGTCTTTTCTATAAATACAATGCTTCCATACTTTCGCGGTATGGAAGCATTTTCTATTTCTCTGCCCAAGTCATGGTCGGAACTGTCCGACCAGCAATTGCTGTTTTTCTTCCGACAAGTCGCACGCGATTTGTCGATGAACGAGGTGTTAGCCCTTTGCGTTTGCAAATGGGCTGAAATTGTTGTGCTCTGTCATGCAGACAAACACTCCTGTTTGGTCAAGGACAGAAAAAGCAAACGCCAAGTGGTGCTTGCCGATTGGCAAATCACCTTTGCTGCGCGACAATTGGCTTTCTTGGAGAGCTTCGCTCCCAAGCCTGTGCGCATTGCTGTCATTGGCGGTGCATCGGCAGTCGCTGCCGATTTGCAAACCGTACCTTTTGAGGATTATCTCGCTTGCGAAAACTATTACCAGGGTTTCCTGCACACGCAAAGCATGGAATGCCTTGCGGAGATGGCGCATTTGCTTTATCCGAAACTTTCGGACAAAGCTTGTTTGGAGAAAGCAGAACTGCTTTCTGTATTTTATTGGTTCGCTTCCGTCAAAGCGAATTTCACCCGTATGTTCCCACATTTCTTCACCAACATACCCCAAGAGAAAAGCAATCTCTTGGGGAGTGCTGATATGGGTGTCGGAGAGGAACTCCGACAGGCGATGAACGCACAAATCCGTGCGCTCACAGGAGGCGACATCACCAAGGAGGTAGCCATTTTGCAAATGGACTGCTGGCGTGCTTTGACGGAACTGGATGCCAAGGCACAAGAAGCACAAGAACTACGTAACCAACTAAAGTAACTTTATAACCTCATAACCTATGAACTTAAAACTTAGCTCTTGGAATGCCACAAACTTCTTCCGCGATCTCACGGCTCGCAACAAGTTTGCCACCGCACGAGGCTTTTCTTTCTGCCGTGTGTCGGGCTTGGAAGGCTTTGAAGAGGCTCTGCAAAGCATGCAAAGCACCACGGCTTTTGTCTGTGTGAGCGACATGAGCCAGGGCTATATCGCTCTCGCCAACACGCCACGCACAAGGCGCGTGAAAACCATCTTTCTTGCCATGCGCCATGCCATAGATGACATGGAGGCAAGGCTCAGCTGCATGGAAACACTCAGAGAGCTGTTCCGCCAATTCATGAGCATGCTCATTTTGGAACGGACACGATTAGAACAATCGTGCATTTACCTCGATGAACGCATCACGTTCAACGAAATGAACGAGTATTTCTTTTCGGGCTGCGCTTGTGCCTACTTCCAAATTGCGGTGGACACGTTTACGGATTTAAGATACAATGCCGATGAGTGGAACAACGAATGATGCCGAGCAACGTGCCTTTTCCGAACGCGAAAAATTCGTCACAGCTTTCAACGAAACCATGCTCAAAATATGGAAAGAGCAAATGACCTTGCTCGATGTGATTGACACAGGCGCCTTGCTCGCCTCGCCCAAGTCGTTACCGCTCCGTGCTGACGGGCGGTTCATGGAACTCGGACTAAGTCAGTCTTTTTTAGAGTACGGACTTTGGCAGAACTTTGGTACGGGTAAGGAAATTCCACGAGGTAACAATGGGGACATCGGCAGGGAGCGCAAGCGCAAGAAGAAACCTTGGTTCTCGCGCAAGTATTACGCTTCGGTCATGAACCTAAGGGACTTCCTTGCCGACAACATGGCCAAAGAATTTGTGGGCGTGGTAGCCCAATCTTTGGACGATAAGTACCTTAGATACAATCATTAGCTTATGAACACGACAAACATAACCAAGCAAATCACGGCTTTTCGGGCATTAAGCACCGAAGCCGCCATCACCCCCGAGAACTTGGGCGTGATATTGCAAGCCTTGGCAGACTTGCTCACTGCTGCCGCAACAAACACGGACTTGCAGTCCCTCACGGCTTGGAAAGCCAATCTTTTGAAACTCTCCACATTGTTGCAAAGCATCAGTATCGGAACTGTCGGCACAGACAAGGTCTGTCTGTCCGTCATTCAGGGCAATACCGCAAATGGCGTGCTGCAACGACAGGCAGACAGCATAATCCTCAAAGCCGCCACCACCGCACAAGCCGGGGTGATGTCCGCTGCACAAGTGCAGAGCCTTACAAGTTGCACCGAGGACATGACAGAGGCAAAGCATTCCATTTCCAACTGCAACACAAACATCGCTGCCCTGAAAACTTGGAAAACCAAGTTGGGCGAAGCCAAGCAGGTCATTCAGCACTTCAAGTTGGGGGAAGTGAACAAGGTGAGTGTGGCATTTTCTGCCACGCTCCTGAACATGGTCACGGGGGAACTGAAAAGCATCAACAATGCTTTTGCCCTCCCTGCCGCAACCTCTTCGAGTGCGGGCGTGATGACCGCTGCACAGGTGCAGCAACTCAACAAGTATTATGACCACGTCTGCAACATCGACAAGGCGGTGTCCGCTGTCACAGACACCATAGCCACGTCCCTTGCTTATACAAGCAGTTCGCGCGTGTTAGCGGCAAGCAATGCCGCAGGCACGCAACTGTTCAGCGTCACATTGCCTATGGCTACGACAAGCGTGCCGGGATTGACCACCACACGTGCCGTGACTGATGTGCAGAAGGCTTTGAACACGCGTGTCAAGGAGTTGGGCAATTTCTTGGAAGAGACAGCTGCGCTCAATGCCTTGCGCGACCCCTCAATTTCGGGCAATGCCGAAATCGTGGTGGCGCACCTCACGTACCAGAAGCACATGAGCATCACGCTCATTCAGAACATCGAGAACGACTACTGCCGGCAAATCATATTCAACCATGCCAAAGTGTTCCAACGTGCCATCTACTTTACGGGCAGCGACCGCAAGACGATAAGCTATGCCGAGGACTGGGGCTGTCTGTTCCCTGACCGCATGGCATGGGACGTGAACACGAACAAGTACGTGCTCTCGCAGTTCGGCATGAAGTTCAATGCGCTTTACACGGACGCCATTCCGTTAGCCAGTTCCACAACGGACGGTCTCATGAGCAAGGGGGATAAAAAGACACTGGATGCCACTTCAACAGACTTGGTAAACCTCTACAACATGATCATGACGCTTGGCGAGCGCGTGGACGACTTGGAAAACAAGATGAAAACTGTTCAGACAAAGCTGAACGCTTGATAATACTTACCAAAATGTAACGAACAATGACTAAACCCAAAGTAAGCATTCAATTCTGGTCCGCCCTCGCCATGCTCGTAGGCGGCTATGCCCTTGCAGTCGCAGGGTTCATCACACCGCCCAAAGGCGAAATCTCGGACTCTGTCCTGTGGATTTTCTCACAATGTCTCATCTATGCAGGCTCTATCTTCGGAGTGAGCATTTACTATGGTAGAAAAGTACATCAATTTGAGGGAAAGATCATGCAAACGCTTGACAAGGCTATCAAGGACGAGGAGCAGAAACTCAACTCGCAACCTCAAAAGCCCACCCAAGCGCAGCCTTAAACTCATTAAACTTATTAAACTCCTAAACTATGCGACGCATCACTGAAATCATCATTCATTGCTCTGCCACTCCCGAAGGCAAGGACTTCACGGTGGACGACATTCGTCGTTGGCACTTGGCACGCAAGTTTGCCGACATTGGTTATCACTATATCATCTATCGTGACGGCAGCGTCCACAAGGGACGTGCCGAGAACATAGCTGGCGCCCATTGCCTGGGGCATAATGCCCACAGCATTGGCATCTGTTATATTGGTGGTGTGGCCAAGAACGGAAAAACGCCCAAGGACACACGCACGCCACAACAGAAGCAGGCACTTCGCCAACTCGTGCAGCAGCTTCAGTTCGTTTATCCCCATGCAACTGTGCATGGGCATAACGAGTATTCAAGCAAAGCTTGCCCATCATTCAATGTGCAGAAAGACCTATGAAAGCCAGTCTCTTTCCCATAATTATGTGGCTGTGCCTACTCACTTCGTGCCGCAGTACGCACAAAGTCACAAGTACGAACACGTTTGCCACGGACTCCGCTGTACAGGTGCAGCGGCATCAGTGGCAAACGTCACGCATTGATTCGGTGTGGCGGCACACCGAACTTTTGTTCGACAGCTGCATCGTGAGCTTCGGGGTTGGAGCAGAGACTCCAACTATCGAAGCTCCCCATGCGCTGCAAGGTGCTTCTAACGCCAAGGCGCAAAGGACTTCCCGGCAAAAGCCGCAATCCATTCGTATCTATGGCGCACACCTTTCGTCAAGCCGAAAGGAGAGCACCAAGACAGAGGCAAGGGAGGAAGACAGCCTCGCTGCGACTCGGCAATCTTCCACCAACATGGTTCAGCAGAGGGAGTCCATGGCGAGACCATGGACTTTTCCTGTCAAGTTAATCTTGACCTTGGTATTCCTTGCAGCCTTAGCTGCCTTTTGGTGGTGCCATCGTCGGGACTCCGATGCTTGATTTTGTAGTGAAGCGAGACTTCACTCTATTGTCTTGTAGCTGTGCTCTGTTCCTTTTAATGGGCTAAACACCTTTTCATGCTTCAAAGGAGATTAGCCCACTGTTTAGCGGAAAGGCTTTTCAGGGTTCAAAGCCATTCCGTTCAAGCCCAATCCACCCTTTCATACTTCAAGGGAGGTTGGGCTTCTTTCATGCGCGGACCTACTTTTCATGCTTCAAAGTCAGTCTGTTAAGCCCACATCACCTTTCTCGTACCTCGAAAGAAGATGCAGGCTCTATTGTTGGCGGACAGGCTACGTTCCTCGCCAGTCCGTTTTACCGCACTGCGTGCCTTTTTTAGGCAACAAAGCGTGTTGTCGTGCTATGGCGGACAAGTCCGCTAAAACACGACAACACACTTTTTATGCCCGTCAGCGGTCGTCTGAGTACGTGCCTTCAAGTGCCTAACACTATGGCAGATTAACATCTGCTAAAGTGTTAGGCATTTTTCGGCACGCACACAGACGGATTACCGCCCGTTCGCGGTGGCGCGGGTGGTGGTCGGTCGAGACCCCAAGGTGTGAATTTTTCCCTTGAAAGGTAGCGGATTTTGGAGGCTATCAGAGACCCCGAAAGACTTCGGGGGGTGGCGTGGGTGTTTGGTCGGGTGCGTTAGGGGTGTGGGATAGTCAAAAACTCCCGAACCTCATGAGTATAAGGAAACTTGGAGGGTTGTTTTAGGTAGCCCGAAACTTTGGATTTGAGCGCATTGTGAAACTTCGGGGGCTTTGTTGGGTAGGTGGAAACTTGGAGGGTCGTTTTAGATAGTCAGAAACCTCGGATTTTTGCACATTGCGAAACTTCGGGGTGCAAATTAGAGCGTGCGGAAACTTGGCATCTATGCACATGAGAAACTTGGAGTGTGCAATCGTGGTATTTGCGAAACTTCGGGGTGTATTTTGTTGTGTGGGTGCGGTGTGCGCGTTGGTTGCTCTTTCTGTAAGTTCTTTGCTTTCTTTCTTTTCGGCATTCGTGCATTTTGGGGACTTTTGTCGGGGCGAAGGAACTCAAACAAGGGTTCTATTTAAGATTTGTTTACATATTCCGCTTTGGTGTGGGGGTGTTCGCGGTTTGACGATGTAGGGCGGTCGGGGGGGCTTCCGACGGAGGGGTTAAGGGGAAACCCCTTAACAATCCCCTAAAGACTTCTGTATCAATGCTTTTGTTTTGCTACTACTTAACAAAACGCGGATTTCTTCAAAAATCACGCCCACTTTGGGAGTGGAAAAGCCTTGATACATCGTCTTTTTTGCTTCTTTGGCGCATGGCTAAATTTGTGCTTATAATAACACCCAAAAAGGAAAGACTATGTCAGACATCAACGCAAATGCTACGGTCACGCTTACAGTGAACGGCAAACAGGCGCAAAATATGCTCGAACAGTTGAAACGGCAAGCGAGCGACCTCGAAGATAAAATAACAAAGGCGGCAGCTGCGGGCGATAAAGTCCAGCTGAAGAAGTTCCAGCGTGAACTAAAGCAGACCCGCCGCCAGATTGGGCAGATTGAGAGTGCAACCCAGGGGGTGGAGAATGTATTGAAGAGACTGGATAAGGCAAGTCCGAAAGAGTTGAACAGGACATTGAAGGAGTTGAAACGCTCACTAAACGGCATCGAACGCGGTACGGACGAGTGGAATAAGCAGTGTGAGAGTATCAAACGTGTAAAGGCTGAAATCGCGAATGTCAATGAGGAGCTAAGGGAAACCGAAAAGGAGAATGTGGGACTTGTGGACCGCATCAATGGCTTTGTGGACAAGTGGGGCAACATCATTGCAGGGGTGGCAGCTGTCGGCACGGGACTTGTCTTGGCAGGACGCAAGGCAGTGAACGCTTTTGCGGAGATGGACGCGGAAATGGCGAATGTACGCAAGTTTACGGGTTTGGCTGATGACGAGGTAAAGGAACTGAATGAGGATTTTAAGAAGATGGACACCCGTACTTCGCGTGAGGACTTGAACAAACTCGCAGAGGAAGCGGGGCGACTCGGAAAGTCTTCAAAAGAAGATGTCTTGGGCTTTGTCAAAGCTGCTGACCAAATCAATGTGGCATTGGACGAGTTGGGAGATGGGGCGACCTTGACGCTTTCCAAACTCACCAACATATTCGGTGATGAAGCGAGACTTGGCACAGAAAAATCCTTACTCGCTGTCGGTTCAGTGATTAACGACCTCTCGCAAAATTGTACGGCTTCTGCTGGCTACCTTGCGGAGTTTGGCAAGCGCATGGCGGGTGTGGGCGCACAAGCGGGCATGACCATTCCGCAAATCATGGCTTTTGCAGCGGTGTTGGATAGCCAAGGACAAGCGTGTGAAATGTCGGCAACGGCTTTATCTCAGTTGATAATGAACCTTTTTAAGGAACCAAGCAAGATAGCCAAGGCAACGGGCATGGATTTGGAGGAACTTAACAAGGCATTGAAACGCAGCACCAACGAGGGGCTGCTTATGCTCCTTCAAAAGTTGAAGGAGTTGGGCAACATGGACGTACTCGCTCCTGTTTTCAAGAACATGGGTGAGAATGGCGCACGTGCTTCACAAGTTTTGGCAACCTTAGCCGGCAATGTGGAAATGGTGAAGTGGCAACAGGAACAAGCGACCCAGTCGTTTGAAGATGCCACATCGGTGACGAATGAGTTTAATGTGCAAAACTCGACTGTCGAGGCGGAACTGGATAAGGCAAGAAAGCGCGTCACGGAGTTGGCTATCGAATTGGGTGAGAAACTGATGCCCGTCATGAAGCACGTTATCAGCAGCACGACCCTCACACTGAAGGCAATGAGCACGACAATAGACTTCCTTGCAAGAAACAAGGAAGCTATTATCGTATTGACTTCAATGGTGGCAGCTTACACCATCGCAGTCAAGGCAAATGCGATAGCTCTTAAAGCACAGGCGGCATGGCATGCCGTGTGCAAGGGTACGGCTTTGGCGTATCATGCAGTAGTGAATACACTGCAAGCTGGGCATATTGCTTTCAACCTTGTGCTTGCCAAATTGCAAGGCAATTGGGCTAAGCAGTCCTCGCTCATGGTGGACTTGAAACGAAAGGGACTTTCGTTGGCAAGTGGTTGGGGTATTTTGCTCGCGGTAGCTGTGGCTTTGGGATATGGCATATACAAGATGACTAAAAAAGTGAATGAAGCTGCCGAGGGCGAAAAGGCTTTGGCTGCTGTTCGCCTGAAAGGTCAGGAGGGTATTGTAGAAGAAAAGAACAAGATTGATGCACTGGTTAAGGTGGCACGTAATGAGAAACTTTCTTTGGACGATCGCCAAAAGGCGGTGCAAGCACTCAATAAGATAATACCCAATTATAATGCGCAGTTGGACGCGACAACGGGTAAGTACAAGGAGAACAAGGATGCTTTGGACGCTTATTTGCTTTCTCTTACGAAAAAGTATGAGATTGAGGGGGCGAAGGATATGCTTAAAGAGATTGGCAAACAAAAGGCGCAACTTACAATGGAGATTAAACAGTTGGACGAGGAAGCTGATGCGTATGATGCCAAACAAAAAAGTATCGAATCTGCAAGCTCGAACACGATGTATAGTTATGGTACTGCGGGCGGAACGATGGCGAGTTATAGCGGTATAGCTAATGGTTCACAAGCTGCACGCAAACGAAGTAAAGCGAACAGTAAACGCAAGGAACTGCAAAAACTGAATGCGCGTCAGAAAGCTATTACAGACACTTATGGCGATGATCTCGGCAAACAAGCTGCCGAGGAAACCAATCATAAACCTGTCATCACAAATAATGGTGGAGGTGGTGGCGGTGTGCCTGTAGTGGACGATGATAAGAAGAATAAAAAGTCGGACAAGTTTAAGGCGGAACAAGATTGGCAAAAAGAACAGAATGCGCTCAATAAGAAAGCATACATGGAGGGGGAAAAGGATTATGAAGCTTATGTCTCTCGTATGGAGGAGATTGAGCAAGAATTTTATCAAAAAGTGCTTGCTAACAAGAAGATCACCGCGGAAGAAAAAGCCGAAGCGGAAGCGAACTTGGCGGAAGCAAAGAAAAAGCAGACTGACCGCAAAAACTCTCCCGATGATTGGAAAGCGAAAGAAGAGGCTTTGAACCGCATTGCGTATGCAAAGGGTGAGAAGGATTATGAGCAATATACCGCACGCATGGACGAGATCAACGTGCAGTATTGGAAAAAGAAGATGGAACGTACTGATGTTTCTGCCAAAGACCTCTTGGAGGCGCAAGCGCAATACCAGGAGGCTATGAAGAAACAGGAGGAGAATGCTACAAATGCGAGTAGAGAGGCGGAAGATAAGGCGTATAATGCGCAACTCGCGGAGTTGAAGCAACGCTATATTGATGGTTTGTCTGATACAAAAACTTACGAAGATGCGGTGGAACTGCTTGAACTGGAACATCTTCGCAAGGTGGTGCAGCTTTACAAGAAAGGCACCAAGGAACGCTTGGCAGCTGAAAAGGAATATCAGAACAAGGTTTTTGCCAATCAACAGAAGATTATCCAACGTCAGCAACAAGTGAAACAGCAGCTTAAAGAGGAGTATTTTGGGGCAAATGCTGATGAACGTTTGACTAAGTACGATAGTGATATGGCTGCTTTGGAACAGGTATATCATGCTGAAGTAAAGGCCGCTGGCGACAATGCGGCAGAAAAACTGCGCATTGAGGAAGCATTTGAAAAAGCAAAGTTGGCTTTGCGTAAGAAGTATGCCATTGATAGTATTGGCGTCACAAAAAACGGCATGGAGAAAGCCAATGAGAAATTGGCTAATTGGTTGGAGAGCGACGCTGGGCAAGCCGTTACGCAATCATTCTCCACTGTCATGAGTGGTATGGGAGAGATATTCAGTGGCGTTTCTTCTCTCGTCCAGGCGGAACTCGAGAAGGAAACAGCCGCCATCAATGCCCGCTATTCCGCGGAAATCTCTGCGGCAGAGGGTAATAACTACAAGGTGGCGAAACTTGAAAAGGAGAAGCAAACCGCCCTTGCCAAAGCGAAGAACGAAGCGAACAAAAAGTTGTTTGCCATGCAGGTTATTCAAGCGGTGGCGCAGACTGCCCAAAACGCGATCTCTGCTTATGGCTCGGCAGCGGCTATTCCTGTGGTCGGTTATATCATGGCACCTATTGCAGCGGCTATGGCTATTGCTGCGGGCATGATACAGATTGCCGCAATCAAAAAGCAACAACAGGCAAGTGAGGCACAAGGATATGCGCAAGGTGGTTTTACTCCGCAAGGCAGAGTAAATGAAGAAGTGGGCGTAGTTCATGCCGGGGAATGGGTGGCGTCGCAAAAGTTGCTTGCATCACCTGTGGCAAGACCTTTGATTAACGCTTTGGACTATGCACAAAGGACTAACACCATAGGATCCTTGCGAGCCGATGATGTTTCACGAACAATTGTGGGAACAGGTGCGGTGGCTTCGCCTTCACCGCAACCTGTAATTATTCAAGCTCCCACGGACAATGTCGTTTCGGCAGCTTTGGCACAGAGTGCAGCTGTACTCAGTAAGTACGAAGAAACAATGAGCCGACTAAGCCAAAGACTGAATGAGCCTTTTGTCACAGTGAACACAGTCACAGGTGACACGGGCATCAAACAGGCGCAAGAGGAATACGATACGTTGATTAGAAATAAATCTCCGAAAAGCAGAAGAAAATGAATGCTCAATAACTTTTGCGATCCATCATCATATACATTGCAACAAAAAAGAATAACAGCAGCAAGCACCATGTGATAAGCAAACTGCATGAAATAGCGGCAAAAACTCTTCTTGTGGATTTTTCCTTTACATATACGCATGAAATAAACAATGCAATACTTCCAATAAACAGAAATATAAGCGATAATGGAAGATTCCAAAAGAACCCCAAGGCAAGAATTGCCAAAAAGAGTATTAAACTTACAAGTATTATAATTATGGCACGTTTCATTTCGCAAAGATAATAAAAATGGAAATCATCATCAACAACCAACAAGCCGTATTGAAGGAAGGCACATCGTTTGACTTTATTGCCGAGAATAGATTATTTACGGGAAGTGACAGCTATACGCTGACGATCACTTTCCCTTTGCGAGGGTGTGCCCAAAACATAGCGATATTTGGGCATATCCACCGCGCAGATGTGGCTAAGAACAAGGTGGTGTTCGATTGCGAAATTCGCGATCGTGACTTTTATCGGAGTGGCACCATCACCATTACGGAAATATCAGATGTGGAAGTCAAAACGCAATTCTTGGAGGGACGCAGTGAGCAAAACTTTGATGAGACATTCGATGATATTTATTTGAATGAGCTGGATTTGGGCTATCCTACAAGCCGCGTGGCGGTTGCAGGGCATTGCATGGACGATATGCGCCCATACCCTGATAATTTCTGGATCCCGTTGCCCTGGGTGAATAATACTTCGGGGAACATTCAGAATGAAATGGTGTGGAGTGCAGACAAGAATGAATTTATTTGGCCGCATGAAACCAATGCGCAAAAGGGAACACAGGCTTTGTCGTTTCAGCCTTACTTGCTGTATATCCTTTACAGGATATGCAAGCAGGTGGGTTATAAGTGGGATTTCATGGCGTTGGAAAACTCTGCCTTTGTTAATCTCCTTATATGCAACACCTTGCCTGCGGCATGGGGCGCTTATAACTTTGCACTTGCTTTGCCACATTGGACGCTGACGGAGTTCTTTGAAGAGCTGGAGAAATTTTTGTTTGGGGATTTCACCATCAACCACAAGCAGAAAACGATTTCTTTCAAATTCTCTGATGCCATTGCCACGGAAGCAGATGAGGTTCTGTTGGACAAGGTGGTGGACAGTTATACCACCCAAGTCACGCAGGAGGACAAGTCGGAATACTTGGGTAGCGTGAATGTGAAGTATGAGGACAATGGCAGTTTGCTTTGGGCGTACCATTCGTGCGATTGGTACATTCGCAAATATGGTAAGGATGCCAAGGTTTATGATAAAATGGCAGATTTATTGGAGGCGGCAAAGTCGCTTAAAATAAGTGGGGTGTACACAAGGCAAACAAGACCGAACGCCAGCAGCACGCAATATGTACGTGGCTACAAATATGGCTCTGATGGACACAAATTGTTTTATGTCAAGGAAAACCGCACGTACTTTGTCATGTACTGCTACAAATCGGAGTTTGTGATGGAGGGTACTTCGGGATTTTCAGACAAGACGAAAACGAAGTGGTATCGCTATTATAATCGTTTGCTCCCCGTCAATGCCTATGGGGAACGCTTTGCGGACAAGAATGCAGAAGACTTGGAACTGAAAATTGTGCCAGCTTGGATCGAGGGGACGGGAGACAGTCACGGCAATATGCTTTTCATGAATTGTGGCGAGATGGGAAGCAGTGAGAATTGGACACTGACAGAAGATGGGAGCGGTTCTTCAAGTGGCAATCGTTCTGACCGTGTGTTTGGCAGTTCAACGTCAGCCAACACCATTGACTACGATGCAGGTGATTTGGCGCAAGGTGCGGCAAGCCGTACCATTGCCAATGGGGAGAACAAGAACACGGACGCTTACTTTGACCAAATATATATGGGCTTTTGGAATGGGGTGCAGTACTTCAAGCCGTATATGCCGCACCCTGTGGTGGATTTTGTGGAAGTCTCAGATGAGTTCCAGGCTTTCGTCACGCCTTTTTCACTTCGCTTGAATGAGGGAATGTGGGAGGAGAAACGCAAAGTGTTATACAAAATAGATGGCAAGAAAAAGTATCAGTTCTCGTTTTTGTCTGATACTTTGCCCAACCCACGTGCCTTATATTATATAAGGGGAGGCAAGTATGTTTGCGAAAAAATAACTGCGACATTCAAGGAGAGTGGAATGTCGCAGCTATTGAAAGGCACGTTTTATCGTGTTTTAGATGAAGATGAATAAAGCTTAGATGATGGCGCCTTGGAGTGCGGTGGCATGGCGCTCGATGGTGGTACGCAAAACCTTTGCGTAAATCTGTGTGGTCCGAATGTCCTCGTGTCCGAGCATTCGGGCTACATTTTCAATGGGGACATCATGCGCCAAGGCGAGTGTGGCAAAGCTGTGGCGGGCAACGTGGAAGGTCAAATTCTTCTTGATGCCAAGCTGTGCTTGTATCAAGTGAAGGTAATCATTTGCCTTTTGGTTGGAAATCTTGGGCAATTTGAAGTCGTATTTCTTCAACACTTCCATAGCTGGCGCAAGGATAGGGGTGAAGAACTTCGTATCGGTCTTGATGCGGTTTCCATCAATGAAAACCAAATCACCCTCCTTCACCGTCATGGACTGATAGTCAAAGTTCTGCACATCGCAGAAAGCAAGACCTGTGTAAGCGGAGAAGATGAAGAGGTCGCGCACCCGTTCCAACTTCCCGTCAAAGGGATAGTCGCGCATTTTCTTCAATTCGGTTTCAAGCAGAGGTTGGCGCTCTTTGCTCTTGCCACGGGTGACACTCACAATTTTGTAAGGATTGCGCGGTATCTCGTCCAATCGTGCCAGTTCGCCCACCCATTTCTTCAGGCGTTTGTGGTAGCCATAGATGGTGACGTCACTCCGCTCGCCATTGTGCAGCCATCGGTCAAAGGCAAGAATGTTCTTGGGAGTCAAGTCGCCATACGTCTTTAGTTTGCCGTAGGTCTTGACAGCATCAATCACTACTTGCTTGTGCTTGCGCGTGCCGATTTTAATGTCCTCGGCTGCCAAGGCTTCCTCACAGTAGGCGATGAAATCTTTGTTGGAACTGTCCTTCTGTTCCTCCTCTTCCTCACCAAAGAAGTGGCGGTTGAAGTTTTCGATTGTAGATTCCTCACCGAGAATTTCCATTGTGGTGAGAATCTTTTTGCAATGGTCAATGACCTGCAAAGTGTCGAGTGAACGAGATTTTTTCTCCCATTCTTCAGGAGTGGTGGTGCATACCATTATATATTTACGCACCTTCTTGCCAAGATTGACCACTACATCGAGACAACCAAATCCCTTTTTAGCTACTTGCTTTTTTCTGTCGAATACGACTCTTACTGCTGAATCTAACAT